ACCCCGTAAAGAAGGACATCCTTGTTTTCAATCGTGTATTCAAAAAATTCGTTCATTTCATCACGAGGCACCCCATCCGGGTACGTCTTGATGAGAGTATCGAGCTTGTGTTCGAAATCGGCGAGAGTCGTCATTTTTAGATGAAAATTTGAAGATACTGCATTTACTTAGGTTTGATTACAATCTAATATTCTAGGAAGTCTGTAAAAGTGACGATATCTTGGTCAAGTATAGCTTCTGCGATGTCCGTGAGTTCTTGGGGGAGGTCATCCAGTCCCAGACAGCGACCCCAGCTTGGGAGTATGCCGATGCTTAATAAACATTTTACTATCAATTTATCCAAATTGACTGGAAAATGCATGAATAAAATTACTTGAAAAGGGTGCCCTCAGACGAGATTGGTTTTGATGAGGAATTCTAAAAAAATGTACCAGTATAGTAAAAACGATGGCTGCCATAGCCGGTGTCGGCCTTATGGTCGTATGCTCTTCTTCCCTTGCTGCCGTCATGATGATGGGTGGTGAAGAGGAAACCCCAGCCGGACCCTCAGCCCCAGCCGGACCCTCAGCACCAGTAGTACCAAAACCAGATGGTTTATATACGACTACACAAGGTCTAAGACACCAGTCCAATAACCCTGAAGATGGTAAGACTGAAAATTTGTATTATGCGTCTCAACCGGGTACTCCATGGGCTAAATATTACAAGTTTGCATGTGAAGATCCAGAAGGTAATGAATCGGAAAAAGTTGGTCCATATGGACCCATAACAAATGGTCCATATGGTAAACCGCAAATACGTTTCGCCCCAAAAGATACAAAACCGTGTGATCCCAATAAAGTAGTTATATACAGAAGCGATACTGTGGATGGCACTTACACAGATATTACACCTGGTGTAAAGTCACTTGACCACAGCGTTGCGTATGATCACATCAAACCAGCTTTTTATGATTATAACGAATAATACACTTTACTATCAATTTATCCAAATTGACTGGAAAATGCATGAATGAAATTACTTGAAAAGGGTGCCGGCAATTGCGGACATGTTTGTTTGTTTTTCTTAAAAATTACAAGGTTTTGAGTTTAATTAGGCGTAGTTTTTACACGCTTAGCATTTACCCCGTTGTTATTGTTTCTGGGACGTTTTGTATTTCTGTTATTGTTATTGTTATTGTTCGAGTTCGAGTTGGCGTTACGGTTACCTCGCGGTGATCTACCAGTGTGTACCCACGCAAGAACATCTTCAAGGGACCACGATGGATCAATTTTATCATATCCTTTCCAACTCATACTCACTAGTTTAGTGCTGAACTCCCCGTTATTATCGGGAAGCTGGGCAACCCCTTTCCACATTCTAAGAGACTTTCCAGTCTTTGATTGAGTGGTCAAGATATACGGGAAGGTTTTTGAAAAATACTTCCATTTCGCGGTCCTGCGTTTACTTTTAGGCGTGTACTTATGAATCATACCCCAAACGAACTTCTTAATGAAAGCAAGACGTTTACGAGGATCATTGGGTCCGGGATTATTCGTCAGACCAACTGCTAACATCATAGCGTAAATAGATTCCATATAACAGAAATGGTGTTGAGACATTTCGTCATATTGTTGAAGCCTGAATGCCCCCTTTGTAACTGTTTCACCATATTGCCTTTTAATCCGTATTCCATAACCATTATGATTTGCGTTCAAAAAGTTGTTATAATTGGAGGCTACAAAACCACCCGTTGGTTGTACCTGTAACTTTTTGGTTTGTACACCCCAACCTTCGATGTCTTTTGCTTTACACCCAAGGATAGACCTTACTTTAGGAGAATTCCAAGAGCGAGCAACCGGTGCCCATTTTCGTGCTACGTTTTCAAAATTAGATAAACCTGACTCATACATGGAATCGTATACATTCACCTGACCGTTTCGGTGCTTTAAGTGAATGAGACCATAGTGTCCCGTTCCATTACCAAATTTTTGTTCAACTAAGATGAAGTTTTCTTGGGCCCCAGATTTTCTCTGTATATTGAGGTTATTCTTACTGGATTTGACTTGATAAGTCATGTTTTCACGGGTTCCGATGACATCTTCCATCATTTGCTCGAACACACCTGTATCATGAAGATAAGTCTTAGCAACTTCTGAGGCATTCTCAATAGCGAGAAGGGTAATCGCGGTGTCTCCCATCTTACCTGCCTCCACCATCTTTCCCGCTCGTCTTTCTATGTAATCATTCTGATTGAACTTGACATTCTTCTCACCGATATCTCGTATGAGCTGGGTACGATTTGAACCCGCTGGTAAAAGTTTTACTGGAACTGGTCTATTGTTCATATATTATAAACAAACATAATAAAGATTTTCATCGAGATAAAATAATGACTGATCGCATTACGTGGGATGAATACTTTATAAACGTCGCAGATCTCGCCTCCGTCAGGTCTCCATGTGAGAGGTTGAAGGTGGGGTGTGTCCTCGTGAAGAACAACCGCCTCATCAGTATGGGCTACAATGGATTTCTAGGTGGGTGCGAACACAAGTCCATTGTAAGGGATGGACACGAGCAGGCTACGATTCATGCAGAGATTAACGCAATCACGGATGCGGCGAAGAGGGGTGCCTCCATTGATGATTGTGTAGCGTACGTGACACATTATCCGTGTCTCAACTGCTACAAGGCTCTAGCGAGTAGTGGAATCAAAAAGATCTATTACAAATTGGACTACAGGAATGACCCAGTCGTAGAAGAAATGGGCTATGGAATATCTATGGTAAAGTTATGATACTCATAGACAGGATACTTCGTTATTTTTCCAAAGACATCATGTTGCCGACAAATTGTAATGCAACTAATAAAGAACGTCTCTGTCCGAAGAAACGTTGTGATTGTAAAATTTACTGTAAGAGGCCACCCAAGAATCCTAAACCGGTGTTGATAAAAACTTAGCCTTAAGTCTTTCTATCTCTATTCCAACCCATAAATTTTTATCAGTCTTTACGGGTTGTAGTACTAGATCCGTGGATTTGACTTTAAATGTATGTTCAGTTGTGATTTTATCTACACCTCTGAAGGGGAATAATGAAATCTTGCGATGAGCGACTACACTAGATTTTTCTTTCTTATATGTGATTTTTCCACTTGTATTGTACTCTGTTAATTTTTCAATCACGAGTTTCACACCTTCTTTACATCTCGAAGTCTTTCCCATATGTATCCGTTTCAAGAGGGCTACATCACTAAAGCAAACCATATCCATGTGCATATCCTCATTCCACATGAGGACTAACATGATCGGTGTTTCTATGAGGGACGTTTCCGATAAATCTTCAATTTTGAAGTTTGGGTTATTCTTAAAAATACTCGCGAGAAGGTTCAACGCATAGAAATCTTGCCTTATAATTATCTCAGTGTCTTTACCTTTGTAGAGTACAACTTTTACTTCTAAAAACCTGTCTTGTGTGCACACGGACATAGTCACATTTTCATCTTCATCTACGGTGAGACTAATTCTCTCCCTAGAAACCATAATATCATTAGAGGGTGCATTGACAAACGTTTCGGTATCTGATATAGACTTCTCTGTATCGTAATGTGTAAAATCAACTAAATCTTCCTCGCGAAGAACATCAATCCCTTGTGTAGTGACAAGGGGTACATCTATCTCATTATCATTGGCGTAAAGAATATATGACAATGGTAGTAAGACATTTGCAATTGTTTGACTGGTTTGATCCTTTTCAGAGAGTGATATTTTGTCCGACAACCCATAGAACATTATGCTTATTTATATGAGGCAGCTAATCTTTATAGCACTTTCACATCCAAATGGAAGTTCTTGTCAAACTTCCCAATTTCAATTTTACCATCATTAATGAGACTCTTAATCTTTTCACCAACTACGAGATTCTCACTGACGAAAGCGTCAACTTTAGGGTCTTCTGGAAGCTTTGGCATGAACATCATGAAGGCGGTCATCTTCTTATTCATTGGCAGCTCACGATCTTGAAGGATCTGCTTAACGACATTTGGAATCTTGCTTGGATCCATATTATAGTTACTAATATCCATTTGTTTTTAATCCTTTTTATTGATGCGAATAGCCCATTTGTTTTCTTTACGAAACTTTTCGTGATCAACTTCCTCAATCTTGAAGACATCCATTAGGAACTTTTTGATGGGGTTTATTTTTTTAATCTCATTCTCATCATTCTCGTCCCATGTTGGAAAACGACGCTTCCCTTCACCTGGTGCATCCGAGGGTGACACAAAGTCATCTTTTTTAGCATGTGTGCGAATATTTGGTCGTATTCTGATAGGTCGGAGAGTTATCATTTCATTTATCGCAAATATATTCTTTAAACACCTAAGTCGGGCCAAACCAATATAAAAGTAATTCACTTCAAATGTCTACTACCATGAACTCCACTTCCATTACCACCTACATCCTTAAGCTCGAGAAGGAGAACTCTGAGTCTCGCACCAAGATTGAACAACTCACGAAGTTGTACAAGGAATCTGAAGAGGAACGAGTTGCCACTCTCGAGAAACTCAATTCAAAGCTTCTCGGTGACGAGATTCAAAGGGTTGGAGCTGTTCTTAATGAACCCTCTCTCTACGAGACGACTGCGCGAACCAAGACACACACCCTAAACAAGGACATCGCCGAGCACCTCAGGGAGCTTGGTGAGATGACTTCCGACTTTTACAAGGCTGCGGCGTACAACACGGCTGCGAATGCCATCGCCACTCTCAACTTTGAGGTACAGAATGGTGAGAGCCTCCTCGAGATTAAGGGTATCGGAAAGGGTATCGCCTCAAAGGTTGACCAGTTCCTCGCTGAGTACTTTGATGACTCCGAATCCGTTGCCTCTAATGACCCCGAGACCGAGACTGAGTCCGATGACGAGGACTATTTTGTTTCCTACAATGAGGAACTGGCTGAAGCCCTTGACAGCCTCGCCTATTTTGAGGAAGACTTTCACAAGGCTGCAGCTTACGACGACGCAGCGTATGCGGTCCAGCACCTCCCTTTCAAGGTGACCAGTGGTGATGAGCTTGCTAAAGGTCCGAGGAAGGTGAAGGGTATTGGCAAGAGCATTGCTGCTAAGATTAACGAATTCCTTGACACTGGTAAGATCAAGAAACTTGAGAAGCTCAAGAGGTCCAAAGCCGTTGACGAAACCCATGATGATTACTTTATGGAGTCCAATCCAGTCTCCACCAACGAGGAGATCGCTTGGCATCTTGACAAACTCGCTTCTTCAAATGATGATCCTCACAAGGTTCGCGCCTATCGTAAGGCGGCTCAGGGTATCCGCGGTCTTGACTTTGAAGTCACCAACGGTGCCGAGATTTCACAGGGTCCCCGAAAGGTCCCCGGTATCGGGAAGAGCATTGCCAACAAGATTGATAAGTTCCTTCAGACTGGGGAGATGAATTAAACCCAACGAGCCTTGGCCTTTACTTTTTTCCATTTGGGTTTTCTCGTGAGACGTGAGAGTAAATACACATAGAATAATAGGACACCCATCTTCCTTTTAATAAAGACCAATAAATTTCTCAGTATATACTAAACAATGACTCCAGTACTCGTATCCGTAGACAAGGCGGGTGATCTCAAGCTCGGTGCGCGCAAGTGCCGTCTCTACAAGAAGGATGAGGTGGTGAAGGTTGCCAAGAAGTATGGCATCAACACTGAGAAGAAGACTGTCCAGCAGCTGTGTGGTTCCATCAAGGCGAAGGCGAAGAACAGCATGAACAATGTGCCTCTCGCGAAGATGTACCCCGAGGCTGCTAAGAAGCGTGCTGTTGCGAAGAAACGTGCGGAAAAGAAGGCTCTTGACAAGAAGATTGCCGCCAACTTTATGAGGAACATGACCGTCAAGATTCCCGCACCCAGACCCAAGCCACGCAGCCCCAGTCCAGCCGCCGTTGCGCGCGCCAGGGCTAACATTAAGAATATGGTAAATAAACGTGTTTCTTATATGAATGCGGCTGGCCAGAGGATGATCAACCAAGCGTCTCCTCGTGCAGTGATGCGTATTGCTCGGGAACTCCGTCGTCTTCGTTAAATCTGTATACGTATAGTTTTGGTATCAAAAGATGCCTTTTTCTTTCCATCATACACATTTACAATCCCTGAACTAATCATTTTATCGTTTACAGAAACGGAATCCCCTCTCTTTCTATAAACTGTAACAAGAGGTCTCCCATATTTATCCATTTTATCACATTCTATCCAAATCCATCCATTAACTTTGTTTCTACACATAAAGGGATTCCATATCATGTAAGGAGCGCGGTCATCAAACCCACATTCTTGTTTAAATAAATCTCGGGCAAGTTTGGCATAATGAATATGATCTTGTCTATTTATCATACCAAGACTCGGTTTCATTTCGGGAGAGTCGTAACCAAGTGTACGAAATTTAAACTTCAAAACGCGACCATGTAAAATGATAGCTGCGTTAAACGTGTCTCCGTCATACACACTCGTGATTTTAGCATATCCTTTGTAATTTCTTAAATCAAAAATGGGGAGTGAGTCATCCACCGCAGATAAAGTACGTTTATTGAAACAACATATCATTTACAAAATAACAGTATCAATCTTTAAACTGTCATTTTTTAACCCAATCAGAAAGATCGTTATATTCTTTTTCACCTGTAGTTTCACCATCCCCAATCATCATATCCCTTACGGTTTCATATAGGACTGTAGTGAGCGCGAATTTGTAAGCGAGAAAGCCCACGAATGTAGCTCCATAATCAAAGTCAAACGCGAAAGGTGCATTATTCCACATTACTTCAAAAGCAGCGAGACCAAGGGGTGCCAGAAACTCCTTCTGAAATGCTGAATTTTCAAACTTGTCCACCCTATCAGATAGAAGGGTCATATACGCGTATGATGCAGCAGATCCAAGTGTCGCGGATACACCATGATCAGCACCTTTTGCGATGAAATAGGATGCACTGAGAGCAGTCCCATACCCAATCGTAGACTTCTTTAGTGTTGTCTTGAGGCGGGTATACTCAGTGGGGGTGACTGGTTTAGCGAGCGCGTAAGTGAGGGACATTCTGAACAAAAGTCACTTAAAATCTTTATCTGAGTTAACAACAGAAAATGCCGTGTGATAAGTGTAAAAAGAAGTGCGGAGTTCCCATGGATTGTAAATACTGCGAAGGTCAATTCTGTATGAAATGCTTTCGTCTAGAGGCACACGATTGTCAAGGAGCAGATATCAAAAAGTTGAAGCAACGCAAAGAACTAGCAGAAAAACTGGCATTTGAACCACCACCAAAGTGCTTAAAGATTTGAGCGCTACAATATGTAGCGTGGGAGGTGGTATAGTCTACCAACGTCAGGATGCCCGAGTAGGTCTAAGGGGTGCGACTTAAGATCGCCTGTACTATGTACGCGTGGGTTCGAATCCCACTCCTGACATTCATGGGCTTGTAGTGAAATGGATATCACTTTGGACTTCTAATCCAACATTCCGGGTTCGATCCCCGGCAAGTCTGAACATTACATTACACTATGAATAAGGATCTTATCATTCTTATTCATGATGTAGCTTCATCAGTGTATTTACATAAATTACTTTTTCATACGCTTTTCAAGGTTCTTAATTTTATTTTCGAGATTCTTAATCTTGAGTTTGTCAACCTTTCTCATATTATTCACCTGAGCCTGTGTATACATACGATAGGCTGTACCCGGTTTGACCGCGTTTGGTCCGAATAAAGATCTTCCGTTAGACGCAGCCATTTTATTATATGCATATAATTTAAATGTGGGTGTTGATTTTAGCTGTACCCTTACTTTTGTACGGGGGTGCGTGTTGTAGTATTTATACTGTGATGAAATCAAGACGCGACCGTGGTATATCTCCGCGGTGTTCACAAACTGACTTAAGGATACTAAACTAATCTAAAGTAGAAATGCCCCTCGGAGTTAAGAAACTCACTTACGATGCTATTCTTCCAACTCGTGGTTCTGATGGTAGTGTTGGATACGATCTTTACAGCGTTGTGGACACTGTTGTACCGTCTCAAGCAGGTAACACAATCGTTGGGACTGGGATAGCTCTCTGTATTCCACTTGATTGCTACGGTCGCATCGCTCCGCGTTCTGGTCTAGCTGCTAAGCACTGTATTCAGGTTGGTGCGGGTGTGATTGATCCCGATTATACCGGTGAAATCAAGGTCGTCCTATTCAATCATGGCACGGAAGACTTTGAAATCAAGAAGGGTGATCGCATCGCGCAACTTATTCTAGAGAGGTGTGAGACACCAATCATTAAGGAGATTGGTCTCCTTGATGAAACTCTGAGAGGATCAAATGGTTTTGGTTCTACGGGAAAGTAAGAAATACCCAGCTAATAGAAGTAAAAATAGAAGCATAAGAGCGAATACGATGTATGAGGCGTTTATTTCGGTTTCAGATAGTTCTGGAGAGGGTCCTGTAGTTGCCGCCGGGGCTTCCGAGGGTCCCAGAATTACGTTACCAAAACAGTCACCCACTGTGACAAATTCGTCTTTTTCCTCATCTGTGCATGCGTTTGGATTTACACAAAGAGGACAAGCTTCCCCCTCTTTACATTTACAACATTGCTTGAGACTATTCAATGGGAAAGTCACGTTACCGGCTGGTGCCATGTAACCAGATGCACATACATCTTCACTTACGGCCTGACAACCTTCAGGAGTAATTTCAATCCCCCTCATAGAACCATCATCTTGTTGAACTTTGGTGCTATCAAGTGCACAACTCATCTACCTTTAGAGAACATTTTTATCACAGAACCAGAAGTCTTCTGGTTGAGGCATGAAAAGAACACCTTTTGTCATTGTCATGTACAACTTGGCCTTGTTTACGTCGGGGTAGGACATAAGCATCCACCGTTCCCAGTATTCGGCCCTGAAAAAGTCCTCCCAATCCTCTTTTTCACTCTCGTTTATAGTAAGCATACCCCGATGAATTTCACTATGATTTGTCTCTATCCGCAACTTCTTAGGAATCACAGCACCTTTCCTAATAAGATGTGCACGCATGAGACGAGCATCACCATGATCTGTATAATATTGGACACCTTTCTGACCAAAGTCAATGGCTCGTTTACTTGGGAGGATGACACGATAGTTGTGGGTTACAGAAGGACTGGGTTTAAGAACGACGTGCATTTAATTTATCCGAGATAAAGTTTTCGTGATATTATCACACAATGAAGACATATGAATCCATTGATTCTGTTATTATACGAGTTGGTGATTCTGCCAGAGAGAATGACGAGCTTTCTATGTCGTGTAATCCAAAATACTGGTGGTTACACGTTTCCGGATGTCCAGGATCTCATGTCGTTATATGCCATGAAGGTGAAGTAGTTCCTAAAGAGACTAAGAGGGACGCAGCTGTTTTAGCTGTACATCACAGTAAGGCTCCACCCCAAAAGATGACAAAAGTTGATTTTGTTAGAGTTGACCAGATTTCTAAATATACTAAAAGTCATCATGGACAGGTTGAACTTGAAGGTGAAGTTACCAAACTCACAGTTTTCATGAATAAGGAGAAGTCCAGACTCGATAGACTCTTAAAAAATAGACACAATAAGTAAGTATATGAATCATCAAGATTGGAATCCTGTTATCATTCATGGGAAAACTACCACTTCTGATACTCGGGGGTCTAATCCAAAGCACTATCAGCGTACAAAGGAGCAAAAGATTGAGGACGAGGAGATCGGTACACACAAAAAGGTACCACTCTCCATGGCGAAGATGATTCAACAGGGGCGTATCGCTAAAGGTTTCAAAACACAAAAAGATTTAGCGATTGCGGTTGGGGTGAATGCGAGTATCATAGGGTCATATGAATCTGGGAGAGCTATTCCAGATCCGGTGATTCTTCAAAAGTTGAGAAGGATCCTAGGTGTGAAACTAAAGTAATCCCTTATACGTTCCAGCGATATAGTAGACATCCCGGAATCCAAGTTCCTCCAATTTCTCTGCCGCAAATCTGGCCCTCTGTCCAGTGTTGCAGTAGACGAGTAAACCCTTCCTGGGGAGTTCCGTTGTAGTTTTTTCATTAATCTTATCCACGGGGATGTGAAGTGCCTTTGGGTAGTGACCAGCCCTATATTCAACAACTGTCCGAACATCAATGACTCTCTTTATTTTACCCTCTTTTATGAGGCGCTTGGCCTCAGAGGAGGACACGAGGTTTTGCCCCATATAGGTGTACGCGAGAGCAGCAGTGAGACCACCAGCTATGAGGAGGGGTATCATTTGTGATGAGTATAGATTTTATTTAACCCACACCTGAACAAAACCTTCTCTCACATTTTTGAAACCACATTCGTTTAATTTGGTATACACTTTATTGTAATCCACATCACCAGGTCTATCTGTTTCAAAAATAATTTTTTTTATTGGATCCATATCTTCAATGTGGTCAATAAGTTCTGGTAAACAACCTTCACAATCTGCGACTATCGTATTAAATGTTATGTCATATTTGCGTTGTAAATTGTCATATGTCGCATTTTCAAGGTTACAGTCATCATCTTCACAAGATTCTGTATATGTTCCATAACCTTCATCTGAGTGTATTCTCTTTTTGTTTGTCCCGACAGTGCCAACAAAAATCTGTGCATCTCTGTGACCACAATTATTTAGATTATTTGTGAGAGCTCGTGTGATATTTGTATCGGGATCAACAATTACACAATCTTTTGGGTCAGATATCTTATCTAATATAATTGCACTGACGGTACCATACCTGGCACCCAATTCAAGAACTTTGTCATTTTTCTTGATATACTTGGAGGCAATTTTTTGCTCTTCAACTTCAAGTTCTTTATGTGATACAACATTTCCATTTTCATCTGTAAAAATACGTTCTCTGGTAGTGTTTAATAGTATGTATATACACACTAAAAGTAATACTAAGAAGACAATCATTTACTATACTATTTGATTATTTTATACCAATCGTCATACATACCAATTCCATGGATCACACCACCTACGAGAAGTCCGCGGATGAAAGGATTCCTGAAATAGGCTAACGCGAGTAAACTTGTGAGCCAGTGGTGTAAATGAAGTGTTCTACCAAAAATTTTGATTTGGTTCAACGTAGATGGACAATGTGGTCTACACGTATTTTTATACAACATGAATGATATCAATATACCCAAAACAAACATCATTCGTATAAAGATAGTAGACATTTAATGTTCAGAAATGAACAAGAAGACTGCTGATGTGTCCACTCGCCTCTCTCCTGATGAGATCGCTAAGCGTTCAATGAGTGCTCGTGTAGAGGCGGCGAATAAGGCTATGCAGGGAGAAAAGGTTCGCTACAAGTCTCCCGGTGATCCAGAGAGGTTCAAGGCGTTCCTCGAAGATCGTCTCGCTATCTGGGGCGAACTCAAAGACAAGACCTTCCATGGGAAGCGAATGTATGAGAAGACAAATGAGATTATTAATAATATCCAGTAAACGTAACGTATGTATAAAACTTCATATGACAAATCTGAATGTCAAACTGGTATAGTACACATAGGCTATGGTGCTTTCCATAGAGCCCATCAGGCTGTGTACATAGATGATTATATGGAAAAGACGGGGGATCTCCGTTGGGGTATTGTAGCCGTCAATCTTAGAAATGAGGGATTTAGAGAGATTGACGATTACGTTATGAAGACACCCACCTCATACAGAATGGTACGTTCCCACCTTGATTATATAGATTGGACAAAGAACCGAACAATCGCTAAGCACCTCCTCACCCTTCCGAGTGTCCACCTGGTCACTGTAACTGTCACGGAGAGTGGGTATACACCAGGTTCACCCCTCTTTGAATATCTCGCATGTGGTCTTAGAAATAGGAGAACACCTATAACAATCATGTGTTGTGATAACATTCGTCAAAATGGTATTGTGTTAGAGACACAATTCTTGGCATACCTCTATCAGACAAATCAATACGAACTTGCAGATTGGATAAAGGATAATGTGAAGTTCCCCTCATGTATGGTTGATCGGATAACACCCAGGAGTACAATCCAATTAATGGAGGAGGTGGAATCAGAGTTTGGAGGATATGGGCATACTGCTATCCAAACTGAAGAGTATACACAATGGGTCATCGAGGATAAGTTTGCTTCTGATTTTCCAGATCTGACACAGGTTGGTGCAATTGTGACCCGAGATTTAGAACCTTACGAAGAGACAAAGATTCGCATTCTTAACGGGGGTCATACATCCATGGCATACTTGGGTGTTCTCTCGGGGTACAAGACTTTTGATCAGGTCATGAATGATGAAAAACATCGTAAACATTTCAAACAACTTCAAAATGAAGAAATTATTCCATCAATTGATATTGAACTTCCATTTGATATACACGAATATGTTGACAAAGTTGAAGAGAGATTTTCAAACTCTACAAATGTAGATGACCTAGAAAGAATATGTATGGATGGCTTTACGAAGTTCCATACGTTCGTAGTTCCATCACTTCGTAAATGTTTGGATGGGGGAAAGCGACCTATGCATATATATAAGAGCATTGCAGCGTGGTACATATATGCAAAGAGGTTTTCTAGGGGGTGTACGAAAATACGTTACAATGAACCAAACTGGGTTCTTCTAGAACCACTTCTGGTAGAGGGTAACATGGATGCTTTTGTTTCTAATGAGAGACTTTGGGGTGACATTCCTAAAAAATATATTACATTCTCTAGAGATCTTAAATCTATACTCATGTCACAAACATATGAACAAGAGATTGACTTACTTGTAGACTGTTAACAAAAGTGCGCGCGTAACTTGTCAACGCGTTGAACCTCTTCTTCCTCTTCATCATCTTCACATGCTTGGCAAGGCGCGTCAAACATGTGACAGGTGTGTTCACCATTTTCAACCATCTCACGGACATCGGGGTCGTGCATGATATCGTCATCGTCATCGTCATCATCAGGTGGGTCCAGTACAACCTCTTCATAATCGATGCGTGTGACCTTTTGGGACTCGAGTTCTTTGACACGCTGCCGAAGTCTTTTGATCTCATTGTCAAAATCCTCTTCAGTCCAGTCGTCAAACTCATCTAGGGAAGGCTTCATCTCAACGAAAATACCGGTGGGGAGTGGGTGTTCCATGTTTTCTTGAAAAATACAAATATTCTTACAAACTTAGGTGCTATTTTTCTAAACACTTATAACACCATTCACCCAAAACTCATTTGTCGCGGAGTTCCAGAAAGCACGCGAACCGCGCCCAGTACCATATCCACCCAATAGATACTCTCTCTGTACACAAGCCGTCTCCAAAGCGCCCATCTTTCCCTGCTGCTCTGAGACCTTTAACCTAGCGTTGTTAAAGTACTCGTTCATTTTCCTTTGACATTCTTCCTTGTAGTCATCGTAAATCTTCTGTTCAAAGGCGGGAAGCTTTTGGATTGTTTTGAGTGAAAGTTCATCGTAGGTGAAGAAATCCGCGACCTTCTCCTCCTCGGTTCCAATTTCCAACACAATTGTCCGAAGACCGTTTTCCACCAGGTTTTTCCAGGTCCAGAAGCTAGACCCAGTGACGATGGGACCACATCCAATGAGTTCCCCAGCCTCACCACCGGGAGCCCAATGAGTGTTCTTTTCACACCATTGCTTGATAGCCTGACTCTTTCGAAACGCAGTCATACGCTTGATGGGGGTCCAAGTACGGCGCGCTTCCTTTTCCAACTTCACGAGAACCTTGTACTCTTCGTGCATCTGCTTCACACACTCCAAAATCTCATCTCTGATCTTCTGGAATTCCCGCTCTCGCCCTTGAAGTCGTTGAGCTTCAGTGGGAGGCTCATAGTCGCTGTCACTTTCAGTGTCACTCTCAGTGTCACTGTAGTAGAACGTGTCTTCGTGGATTGGTTTGTTGCCGTTCATGTGGTCATGAACGCGTTTGAGTTTGTCGGCCATGTCCAAGTACATACCATCTCCGATTTTGTTGGAGATGTCGTCAAGGCAGGTCATAAGGCTTTGGAGGTCCTCCATGTTTTCTTGAAAAATATAAATTCTGGGCTTCACTTAGGTATGGAACACGTACGAAAGATCATGGATATCATGGATGATGAGATGTTCCCGACAAAGAAGGAATGGGCTTATGTTAAAATTTGTAATGAGCTCAAACAGATACATTTACATTTACAAGAACTTACAAGACTAAAAATAGTGTATGCACCAGCTACCATTGATCCTTCGGCACATATACAACCACGATCTTCGGCTAGAGTAGATCCGTCAGCACCTTAACATGGTATAAAGTTTACAGACAAGAGTATGCAGAGATAATGATCGCCTTGAAACCATTATCCGTTGTAAAACCCCGTGTATCCCGCAATACAAAACTTAACAAACGATTCAAGATTTATTCCACCGCATACAAAAGTGTTGACCCCTACCGCGAAACCTCACTGCGTTATATGGGATATGCAAATGAACTTGGAGAAGCCTTCACAGCCTATCTTCCCGAATGGGGATTGCCCGCGTCGTATTGCGTCGCTGCATCTTATGTGATGTTTGACACACTTGATAAGGGGCAAAAGGCTTATGAGGATGCTGATGAAGGTGAAAAGTTTCAAGATACACTCCGTATTTCAACTGAAACCCTGACATGGCAGATGCTCGCTTCGGTTTTCTGGCCGGGTTCAATCATTCGGGTTATCGTAAGCATGGCTGCTAGCATTGTATCAAATAAACAGTTAGATGATAGTCAGTTCTTTCATTTTTTACCAACCCTCGTTGGACTTGCAGCCATTCCTCTAATCGTGAAACCTATTGATACAACCGTTGATACAATTATGGAAAAATCAATATCTAAAGTCATTAATGGAGAGGTCAAAACACCCGAGGATGCGAGTGCAGCATTCATGACCACTATGGGGTCTCTGTCTGTACCACCAATCATGTATTCTCTCGCATCTGTTATTAAGAAACTAGAAATCTAAATTACTGTACAAAATTGATCGTAATACTCTCGGGTACTCCATGTTCTACAATGTGCTCTCTCAGTTGTCCCATCGCCTCTGCAGCTGAGAGAGTCTCATCCTCATTTTCATTGTCCGTTCTGGACCACTCTTCATGCAATTCTTGAAGAAACTCGTTTAGACCCGAGTCTTCATCAATCCATTCTTGTGGTTGTCCGGGGGTGGTAGGTACGTATACAGGAGGTCCATCCCTTGCTGGATCATAATCCGTAATCCAAAGTGGTTCATTTTGATCAATGAGAAATCGGGGTGGTTTCACTCTCTCGCGTAGTTCCTTAATGGTGTTACAAATGTCCACGTAGTCACCCTCGGGGATACGCTCTGCATTCCGGTCAACTAAATCAATCAACTTGTGAAAGAGATCCATTTTGAGTTGATTTTTTTGATAAATCAGAGACGACTTAGGTTACATATCATTGGAATTAGGTTCAATCATATGTAATTTTAGTTGAAATACAGGTGTTAATACTAATTAGTTACCGAAAGCGACACCGGCCATACCATTCTTGATACGAAGAATGTTATAGTTGACCGCATACACACGGTGGAGAGTGTTACCACCAGAAACGTTGTTCACCATAAGCTTCGCGTTATCAATGCGGCTGAAGTTTAGGGTTCCACTGGGCTGCGCCTTGCTCATGGAGAGACAGAAAGGCCAGGTGTAGGTTGGGAGATCGTCCAAAACATCGTCTGGGAGATCGGTGCAGTGCATCTGTGGCACAACATTGTGGTGGTACACGTTGGAAGTGTTCTCATAGAGAGGAGTACCGTTGATGTAGAGAGAGGAGGTACTGAAAGTATACTCATCGTACCACTTCTGACCGGCAGCTGCACCGGAGACGAGGTGGATAGACTTTACTGGGTGGTTGAAATAGCTGAGATCCAGTTCGGTGTCAGTGTTGGTGGCTGGCTGGTATTGAGTCTGAGTGAAGAGGATCTCGTGCTCGGTATCGGTGAAGTAAGCACGTTCATCAGTATCAAGATATATGTAGTTACCGTAAATCTTGGGAGTACCTTGGGGGGTGTAACCGTCGCGGCACTTGATGCGAAGTTCCACCTCATGATATTGTAAAGCCACCAAAGGAAGAGACTTGGTCCAGTCCTCACCGAAGAAGAAAGGAATCATAAAGTGGTTCTGACCGTGATTCTCCTTGGCAACATTAGTAGTGACAGTGCACGAAGCCTTGGCAGAGTTGTCGCGGAGAAGGGGATTGTAAGCACCCTGGATGAAGAGGGAGTCAAGTTCGGAGACCTTCTGACCACCAATCCACAACTCGAAGGTGGTTGGATTGGAAGCACCCGCGGAGAAAAGACCATCTGTGTTGGTGGCAACGTTGGAGATGAGGGTATCCTCAATCCAAATGTAGCTGAGGAGATCACCCTTGGAACGAATTGGCACGGTAATTTCGTTGGAGGCTGCGAAGGTTCCAATGTAATCCATGCGCTCTGGCTTCATCGCGAAGTTGGTATGGCGCTTGTAATTTTGACGGAAGAAACTGACCTGAGGCTGGCCAGTGATGTACACATCCTGAGCACCTTTAGATACAAGGTCAATCAAAGCGGCAGACA